CGAACGGCGGGTTGAACAATGCGCTGAACGCGCTCGAAAAGTCTGGCTTCATTTTTCGCGTGAGGCGCACGCGGCCCGGAGCCGCGATCCAGCGCACATACTACATCTTGGGGTTCGATCTTCCCCCCGCACAAGAGCAAACTCCAGAAAATGGAGGCGGAGCAAACTCCACTTTTGGAGCAGCAAACTCCACTTTTCAGGGGGGCAAACTCCACCTGAGTGGAGAGTATCCTGTAAGGAACAGAAAAAAAGAACAGGCGTGCGTGACAAACGGCGGCGCACAAGCTGGATCAGCACCAAGGTCTTGCGGTTTACCACCAGTGCAGCGCGAGCTGAAGCCGGGCAGAATTGCCGAGAACAGCAATGGGCCTTCTGCTGGCGTTGCCCCCGACCACCGCGCGCATCTTCTGTGGCTGGCGGAGTGGATCAACTCCGGCAGGGGCGTCCCGACCAGCCTGATCACCAACACCCAGCGCGACGCACTGCTGGCCGCGGGGCTGGTGACGCGCGAACGGCTAAAGAAACTGCAAATCTACTGAACGAGGGAGCACACATGGATTTCACCGCACGCACCATTGAGGACCGCATGGAGGAGGCCGCGCTGACGCTGCGCCGCCTGCCCAACCCACCCGGCTCCGGACCGAAGGGCTTCGGCCAGTCGTGGCCAGAGTACGTCCACGACGCGAAGCACGCCTATGGCTATCAAGAGGCCCGCATGCGCGTGGTGCCGAACGCTGCCGAAATCCAACGTATGGAGGAATGCATCGATTGGCTGCGGCTCATCGGCCCTGACGACGCACGGATCGTGTGGCTGCGCGCCGAAGGCTGGCGCTGGCGGCAGGTTTGCATTCAGGCAGGCTGCGTTCGGCAGACCGCGTGGCGGCGTTGGGTGGCGGCGCTTCAAACAATCGCCAATCGACTGAACAAACGGGATAAATCGGCGCGGCGCAGGGCGGCGGCGAAAAAAACGTCGGATGAAACCGCCGCAAAAACCCGCAAAGACGGCTCCAACACGTTGTTTTGACGGCGCAACACGTCGAACTTTGGGCGCGACAAAGCGCGGTGTTTTGGGCTAGTTTTACGGTATACTGGCGACAGATGATCCTCTCGGAGGACCCCCGCGCCGCAGGCCCCCCGGCCTTGGTTCCTCCCCGGCGAGGAACGTATGCGGGGGGCGGAAGCGCGCTAAGTCTCTAGTGATAAAGGTTTTTTCTGGGTTTCCGGGGTGGGTTTCCACTTTTGGGTTTCCGGGTTGCCACCACGATATTTTTTTACTGCCAGGCATTTATTGCCTCACCTCAAAGCCCGGTGCTCCGCCAAGCATCGGGCTTCTTTTTTGGAGTTCAGAATTGCAGATCGAGATGATGCCAACCGAGCGACTCGTGCCCTACGCGCGCAACGCTCGCACCCATTCCGACGAGCAGGTCGCGCAGATCGCTGCCTCGATCCTCCGGTTTGGTTTTACCAATCCGATCCTGATCGGCGACGACGATGTGATCATCGCTGGCCACGGTCGCTTGATGGCTGCGAAGCAACTCGGCTTGGACGAAGTCCCGACCATCCGTTTGGCGCATCTGAACGAGGCGGAGCGCCGCGCGCTGGTCGTCGCGGACAACAAGATCGCGTTGAACGCCGGATGGGACACCGACATTCTTTTTGAACAGATCGAGCTGATCCGCGCTGACGGCTTCGACATCGACCTAGTTGGTTTCTCAGACGAGGAACTGGAAGGGATGCTCGAGGACATTGAGGATCCAGAACTTGGCGACGGTGTTGAGGGCGAGAACGATGTGCCGGAGCCTCCTGCTGAGCCAGTCTCGGTCCTCGGCGATTTGTGGGTCCTCGGCAACCACCGGCTGCTCTGCGGAGACAGCACCCTCGCCACCGACGTTGAGCGCGTGCTCGGCGGTGTGAAGCCGCTCCTGATGGTGACCGACCCGCCCTATGGCGTCGAGTACGACCCAAGCTGGCGTAACCAGGCGGGCGCGGCCAGCACCAAGCGCACCGGCAAGGTCCTCAACGACGACCGTGCTGACTGGCGCGAAGCCTGGGCGCTGTTCCCCGGCGACGTGGCCTACGTCTGGCATGGTGCGTTGCACGCCACCACGGTCGCGGAAAGCCTGATCGACACCGGCTTCAACATCCGGTCGCAGATCATCTGGGCGAAAGACCGGTTGATCCTCAGCCGCGGCGACTATCATTGGCAGCACGAGCCTTGCTGGTACGCGGTCCGCAAGAAGGGCAAGGGGCACTGGGCGGGAGACCGCAAGCAGACGACGCTCTGGCAGATCGCCAACAAGGACCAGGACGCCGATACGGTCCACGGCACACAAAAACCGGTCGAGTGCATGCGCAGGCCGATCCTCAACAACTCCAGCCAAGGCCAAGCGGTCTACGAGCCCTTCATGGGATCGGGCACCACGCTGATCGCGGCCGAGACTACCGGGCGCGTCTGCTACGGGATCGAGCTCAACCCGGCCTACATCGACGTGATCGTAGAGCGGTGGCAGAACCTGACCGGCCAAACGGCTGAGCTTGATGGTGATGGTCGATCCTTCGCCGAGTTGGTGGCGGAACGGAAGGCGGCAGCGTGAAGCAGACCCGCCTCATGTCAGCCTTCGAGGCGGTCACAAACGTGGCGGTGGGCTTTAGCATCGCGGTCCTGACGCAGGCGACGGTGTTCCCACTCTTCGGGATCCACGCCACGATGGGCGAGCACTTTGCCATCGGTGGAGTCTTCACCGTCGTCTCGGTGGTCCGGTCCTACGCGCTTCGGCGCTTCTTCGAGCATATGCGGGTGCGCAGCGCAGCCACAACGAAAGAGACCGCGCTGGGCGCGGTCTGCTTCAAGTCAAAACGTGCTGGCGGCGATCAGGATGCTTCGTCGTCCTTGATACGGTAAACGCGCCCGCGTTCGGGCTCGGCTTCCGAGTGGATGGTCAGCCCGAGCCGCTTTTTTAGGGCTCCGGACATGGCGCCGCGAGCGGTGTGTTTTTGCCAGCCGGTGGCGGCAACGATCTCGTCCAGCGTCGCGCCCTCCGGTTTGCGCAGCATGGCGATCAGCGCGGCCTGCTTGGTGTTTGCGCGGAGCTGGCGCTCTGGTCGCGCTGTGGTCTCGTCGCTTTGCGCTGGCGCGCTGGCCTTGGTCTCGAAGCCGATGGCCGCGAGGCCTGCCTCGGTGGCGACCAGCGTGGTGCCGTGGCCGTCGCCGGTCTCTCGCCATGCGGGCTCGTGGTTGCGCAGGTCCGCGTCGACCTCCTCAAGGAGGCCTTTGGCGAGCATCGCGCCGACCACCTTCGATGCGGCGCCGCCGCGAAGGCTGGCCGGAAGCGGGAGGGCAATGTGGTCCTTTCGCTGCTTGGCAGCGGTGAGGACCGAGATTTGTGTTTCGGAGAGGGCGGCCATTATGCGAACTCCCCTTCCTTGAAGGCGGCGTCGGTGATGCGCTTGAGCTGCTGTGCGTACATGTTCAGGGTGCTGACTTCCGCCCAATTCACATCGTCTGGCGCGGTGTCGAAGTGGTCCGCGCTGAGGGCTTGGAGCCGGGCGAGCATCTCGTCAATCTCGGCCTTCTTGTTGATGAAGGCGTTCTGCGCGGCTTCTTTGTTTTCGCGCGCTTTCTCTGCGCGAAGCTGGTGGCGGGGTGTTGTCTGGCTGTTCAGGCGGTTTGTCATGGTCTTGTCTCCGTGGCTGTTGCCCGGCGCTGTGCCGAGGCTGTGAGGTGAAATCAGTCGAGCCAGAATTGGGTCGCGGTGATGGCGTGCAGGCGAAAGGTGTCCTCTGCGTGGCCTTCTTCGAAAGCCCAATACTCGTGGCAGGTATGGCCTTCGCCAAAGCGGCAAGCGCCAAGCGTCGTGCCCGTGAAGCGGGTGCGAAAGTATGTGCGACCGTCTGCGCCAAGGATGGTTTCAGGCATTTCTCTGGCTGGGGTGTGGGTCGTTGCGGTCATGGTCTTGTCTCCGTGGCTAGTGCGTCGCGGGCTGCGTCGCTCTGTGTAATCACATTCGCTCTTTGGGCGCTTGTAGTGTAGAGAAATCGCAGCAATATTAGTGCTTTATAAGCAAAAGCCCCTGCACTGGGCAGGGGCTGGTTGGTTTCAGATGATGCCGATCTCCTTCAGGAGCGTGGAGACCTCGATCAGTTCGATGGTCAGGCAGTCGATCCCGATCCGGCCTGCCATCTCGAAGACCTCGGCGTTCAGGTTGATTTCGTTAAGGTGGCCCCGCAGCGTATCCACGCTCATGGCCTGTGCGAAGCGGGCGCGGTCGATGAAAATGCGGGTCGTGTCGGATGTGGTTGCGATTGTCATGGTGTTGTCTCCGTGGCTGGTGCGTCGCGGGCTGCGTCGCTCTGTGTAATCACATTCGCTCTTTGGGCGCTTGTAGTGTAGAGAAATCGTAGCAATATCATTGCTTTATAAGCGCCAACCCCTGCGGCACGGGGTGCGTTTAAAGGAGGTTAAGCTGAATGGGACTGTCGCGCAGGCAATACGCCGCGCACCGGGGTGTGAGCCACACAGCGGTGGGCAAGGCGATCGCCACGGGGCGGATATCGGTCGAAGGCGACGGCACCATCGATCCCGTCAAAGCGGACAAACAGTGGGACGCCCAGACAGACCCGGCAAAGCAGCGGGGCCCCAACGCCAGGGCGATGGGCACGACGACAGCTGCTGGAACTGCACGCGCGACGACCAAGGCAGTGCCAAGATCTGCTATCGAGTCGGTCAGCGACACTTTGCGCGAAGCTGGCGCTGATCCAGAACCGACAGCGGGCGGCGGTGAAGTGTCGTTCCTCCGCGCGCGGATGGCCAACGAGGTGCTCAAGGCACAGACCGCAAAGGTCAAGCTGGCCAAGATGAAAGAGGAACTGGTCGACCGAGCGCGCACAACGGCTGTGGTTTTGGACCTGGCGCGGCGAGAGCGGGACGCCTGGCAGAACTGGCCACCCCGCGTGGCCGCGAACATGGCGGCCGAGCTTGGCGTCGATCCGCACAAAATGGAGCAGGTGTTGGACAAATACCTGCGCAAACATCTGGCCGACATGGCAGAGGTGAAAATTGAGCTCCGTTGACTTTGACGGCGCGGAAGAAATCCGCAGCGCCTGGCTCGCGGGGCTTGCTCCGGATCCAGCGCTGACCGTCTCCGAATGGGCGGATCGCCACCGCATCCTGTCCTCGCGGGCGGCATCCGAGGCCGGGCCCTACCGAACGGCGCGGACGCCCTTCATGCGAGCGATCATGGACGCGCTGTCGCCATCAAGCCCGGCGCAGCGCGTGGTGTTCATGAAGGCTGCGCAGGTCGGAGCCACCGAGGCAGGGAACAACTGGATTGGGTTTGCGATGCACCGCGCCCCGGGCCCGTTTCTTGCTGTGCAGCCGACCGTCGATCTGGCGAAGCGCCTCTCGCAACAGCGGATCGACCCGCTGATCGAGGAAAGCCCGGAGCTGCGCGCGCTGGTCATGCCTTCGCGCTCGCGGGACAGCGGCAACACGATCTTGGGCAAGCGGTTTCCAGGCGGGCAGCTGATCTTGACCGGCGCGAACAGCGCGGTCGGTCTGCGTTCGATGCCTGCGCGCTGGGTGTTTCTGGACGAAGTGGACGCCTATCCGGGCGACCTCGACGGCGAAGGCGACCCGATCGCGCTGGCGGAGGCGCGGACAATCAGTTTCGGGCACAGGTCCAAGGTGTTCCTCGCCTCGACGCCCACAATCAAGGGCCTGTCGCGGATCGAGCGGGAGTACGACATGAGCGATCAGCAGCGCTACCACGTGCCCTGCCCAAATTGCGGTGCCCTGCAGTGGCTCCAATTCGAACGCCTGCGCTGGGACAAGGGCAGGCCTGAAACGGCGCGCTACATCTGCGAGCATTGCGAAGAACCGATCAATGAGCGGCACAAGACCGCGATGATGGACGAGGCAAACGGGGCCTGCTGGATGCCGACAGCAGAACCGGACGTTCTGGCCAATGCGAAGGCGGCTGGCGTGGTCGGATATCACATCAGCGGTCTTTATTCGCCGCTGGGGTGGCTGACCTGGGAGGAAATTGCCCGCAGCTGGGAGCAGGCAGTAGGCAACGACGCCGCTTTGAAGACGCTCAAGAACACGGTTTTGGGCGAGACATGGCAGGAAAAGGGCGAAGCGCCCGACTGGCAGCGGCTCTATGAGCGCCGCGAGGATTGGCAACTTGGCCTCGCACCAGAGGGCGTGCTGGTTCTGACGGGCGGTGCGGACGTTCAGCGCGACCGGATCGAGATCGATGTCTGGGGCTGGGGCAGAAACCTGCGCTCCTGGCTGGTCGATCATGTCGTGATCGAGGGCGACACCGCGCGGCCGGAAATCTGGGCCAAGCTAACGGAGTTCTTGAACACCACATGGCCTCACGCGGGTGGTGCCAACATGGCCCTGGCGCGCATGGCGATCGACACAGGCGACGGTGTGACGACGGATGCGGTCTATTCATGGGTGCGCTCGGTTGGGCGCGGTCAGGTGCTCGCGGTCAAGGGCGTCGGTGGTTTTGACCGCTCTACGCCGGTGGACGGGCCCACATATGTCGAGACGACCGAAGGCGGGCGGAAACTTCGGCGCGGCGTGCAGCTTTGGAAGGTCGCAGGCGCGGTCTTTAAGAGCGAGACCTATCGCTTCTTGCGCCTCAACGGGCCAACCGAAGAGGGCATTGTGGCGGGTGAAGAATGGCCGACCGGTTATATCCACATCCCCAAGGGCACGCCCGCAGAATGGATGAAACAGCTGACCGCTGAACAGCTGATGACCAAGAAGACCAAGCAGGGCTATCAAAGGCTTGAGTGGGAGAAAACACGTGACCGCAACGAGGCGCTGGATTGCCGCGTTTACGCCCGCGCCTCCGCCTGGCTGATGGGGCTCGACCGCTGGGACGAGCGCCGCTGGGAACAGCTCGAAGAACAGATCAACACAGGCCATGAGGATACCTCGCCACCGGCGGGCGTCCCCAATCGGCCCTCAACGAAAAAGCCGCCGCGCCGCTCGTCCGACTGGATGGGCTCGCGGGGCAGGAAATGGTTCTGAAATGGCAGGATTTACGCAGGCACAACTCGACGCGATCAAGCGGGCCTACGCCTCCGGCGTGACGGAGGTGAGCTACGACGGAAAAACCACCAAGTACCGCTCCCTCAATGAGATGCGGCAGATCATCGCCACCATCCAGGCCGATCTAGCATCGCAGACTGGAAAGAAACTGCCAATCGCTGGATTTGCCAGCTTCCGGAGGTCCTGATGGCCAATCGCATTCCTCCTCCCGTGCGTTATGGCCTGATCGACAGGGCCGTCGCAGTGTTTTCGCCCGAGTCTGCACTGCGACGGCTCTACGCGCGCGACGCGATCGAGCGCAAACGCGGCTATGACGCCGCATCAAAGGGTCGCGGCACCGACGGCTGGCGGGCCACCGGCAACTCCGCCGATAAGGAAATCGCAGGCGCTGGCCCAATTCTGCGCGACCGGATGCGCGATCTGGTCCGCAACAACCCCATGGCCGCCCAGGCGGTGCAGGTGCTGGTCAACAACATCGTCGGCACCGGAATCCGGCCGCGCGCGGCCACGAGCGATCCAGCGCTGAACGAGCGTGTCGATGCCCTTTGGAAGAAATGGTCGCGCAAATGCGACCAACACGGCCACACCGACTTCCATGGCCTCCTGAACCTCGCTGTGCGCGAGATGATCGAGGGTGGCGAGGTTTTCGCGCTGGCCCGTCCCAGCAACAGACGCGGGCCCGGTCAGGTGCCGCTGCAGATCGAGCTGCGCGAAGCCGATCACCTCGATGCCGCGCGCATGGACAATCGCCCTGACGGCGTCCGGATCGATCAGGGTATCGAATTTGACCGCAGTGGTCGGCGATCCGCCTATTGGCTATTTCCCGATCACCCGGGCGGCACGGTCACTGTTTTCGGGCGGCGCTTCGAGTCGGTGCGGCTCCCAGCCGAGCGCGTCGCACACCTCTTTGAGCGCCAGCGCGTGCAGTCGCGCGGCGTTCCATGGGGCACGCCCGCCATGCGGCACATCCGTGATCTGGACGATTGGCAGACCGCCGAGCTGGTCCGCAAGAAGACAGAAGCCTGCCTTGTCGGCATCGTTTTCGGCGCCGAGGAAGCGGATCAGGGCATTGCGCCGTCGGTCGAGGACGCCGAGGGACACCGCATTGAGCAGTTCGAGCCTGGCCTGATCGCCTACGCCCGCAACGGGAAGGACATCAAGTTCAACCAGCCCACCTCGACGGGCGGCATCGGCGAGTGGTTGCGCGGACAGCAGCATCTGATTTCAGCGGGCTTTCGCGTGCCCTACGCACTGATGACCGGCGACATGAGCCAGGCAAACTTCTCGAGCACGCGCGCGGGCCTCAACGAGTTTCGCCGTATGATCGAACAGATCCAGTGGCAGACCGTCATTCCGATGTTCTGCGAGCGCATCTGGGATTGGTTCATCGAATACGCCCAGGACGCGGGCCTGTTGCCGCGCGGGATTGAAATCTACGCCGAGTGGGGGCCGACCCGCTTCGAGAGCGTGAACCCGCTGCAGGATGCGCAGGCAGACCTGCTTGAGGTCCGCTCCGGCTTTGCCACGATCCCGCAGCAGATCGCGCGGCGCGGATATGATCCCGACGAGCTTCTTAAGGAAGCCGCCGAGTTCAATGCGAAGATGGACGAGCTCGATCTCGTCTTTGACGCCGACCCTCGAAAGGTCACCAAGGCTGGTCTCGTCCAGACCACCGACCCCAACGCCGCGCCATTGCGCGAGCCACCAACGGAGTAACCCAACATGCCCAAAGACACCTTGGACCTGCCCCTGATCGGGCGGGAGGCAATGGTGCGCGCCGATACGATCAACGAGGCGGAGCGCACCATCGACATCATCTGGACCACCGGAGCGACCGTGCAGCGCGCGCGCTGGGAAGGCTGGGACGAGCGTGTCGAATACGACGAAGAGCTGCTGGTCGACGGCAACTCCATCCGGCTGGACCGCCTGAATGAAGGTGCGCCCTTTCTCGACAGCCATCGCACTTGGGGCGGCGTGGCCAATGTTCTCGGATCGGTCGTGCCCGGCTCGGTCCGTGTCGAAAACGGGCAAGGCACGGCGAAAATCCGCCTCACGAGCGCAGATGATGCTGCTCCAGCCATTCAGCGCATCCTCGAGCGCACCATCAACAAGGTCTCGGTGGGCTACCGCGTGCACCGCTATGAGATCACCAAGACGGAAGGCGCGCGCGAGCTGTGGCGTGCCGTCGATTGGGAACCCTTCGAGATTTCGGCGGTCGCAATGCCCGCCGATCCCGGCGCGAGCATCCGGTCGGAGCAATCCGGCCAAGAGACCCGCAACCCCTGCGTCATAATTCGGCGCGACACACCTGCCGAAAAGGCAACTTCTGGAAAGGAGGCAGCAATGCCACAAGAAAATGAAAACACGGCTGGTGATCAAACGACAGCCGACCGCACCGATGCAGGCCAACCGACCCGCACCACCCAAACCACCCCGGCGCCCGCCACCCCGCAAGCGCCGACCGTCGATGCCGATGCAATCCGTGCTGAAGAACGCGCCCGCTCGGCCGAGATCGGAACGCTCTGCACGCGCCACGGGCTGGACGCTGCGTTTCGCGATCAGCTGATCCGCGATGGCGTGTCGCTTGACCAGGCGCGTACGCAAATCCTCGACAAGCTGGTCGAGACCGATCCGGCTGGCCGCACCGTCGAGCCCGCGCCCGCGCAGGCGCGCGGCACCGGCGAGCGCGAGATGCAGTACCGCGACGCCATGACAGAGGCGCTGATGCACCGCCACAATCCCGGTTTGCACGAGCTGACCGCAAACGGGCGCGAATTCCGCGGCCTGTCGCTGATCGAGATGGCCCGTCACGCGCTTGATCGGGCTGGTATCAGCACGCGTGGCATGTCCAAGATGGAACTGGCCGGTGTTGCCTTCCAGACGCGAGCGTCGGTGGGCTACCACTCGACAAGCGACTTCCCCGCGATCCTCGCTAATGTGGTCAACAAAACTCTGCGCGCGGCCTACGACGGCACCCCGCGCACGTTCGGTGCCTGGGCGCGGCGCGCGACGATCACCGACTTCAAGCCGGTGCAGCGCACGCAGCTGGGCGGCGCACCCGACCTCGAGAAGGTGCTCGAGTCCGGTGAGTTCCAGTACGGGACCATCGGCGAGGCCAAGGAGGTCTATGCGCTGGCGACCTTTGGCCGGATCGTTTCGATCACGCGCCAGACGCTGATCAACGACGACTTGGACGCTTTCACCCGCCTCCCGACGGCCTTTGGGGCCTCGGCTGCCGATCTGGAATCGGACATCGTCTACTCGATCCTGATGCAGAACCCCGCGATGGGCGACGGCACCGAACTGTTCCACACCGATCACGGCAACGTAGGCACCGCCGGGGTGATCGGCGAGGCCTCGTTGTCGGAAGCCTACCGGAAGTTCGCGCTGCAGACTGGGATCGAGGGCCGCAAGATCAGCACCCTGCCGCAGTATATCCTTGTGCCACCGGGCCAGCGCTCGGTCGAGGCTCGCAAGCAGATCACCGCCACCACGCCTTCGAACACCGCTGATGTGAACCCCTACGCGGGCCGCATGCAGGTGATCGAGGAGCCGCGCCTCATCCCCGCCACCGGTCAGGACCCGTGGTTCCTCGCAGCCGATCCTTCGCGCATCGACACGGTGGAATACGCTTACCTCGACGGACAGGAAGGCGTCTTCACCGAAACCCGGATGGGCTTCGACGTCGACGGCATGGAGATCAAGGCGCGTCACGACTTCGC